CCACCAAAGGAAATATATTTCTTCACGACTATCATAAATAACTCCTTGGTATCCATATTTGTTCTTGTCACCTTGTTTGATTTTTATTATCTTATCTGTCATTTTTATTAATCCTTATTTTTTTAATATTTAGGTTGTCAAAACTTTTTTATGTTCTAATAAACTTTTTTAGTCTTTCCTAATTTTCGATACATACTTCGTAGTATTCTCTTACGGAATCCCTCGCACACACCCCAAGGTGTGCGATGGTTCCAGAGATACAAGATGTATAGTAGATGTGGTTCTTCGGTTCCACCTGTAAAATCAAGGGGTTACACAATCGCAGACCAGCCGCCCTCTGGTTCCTACTTTTTCCCAATAAAATCAAGGGGTTCGGGAGGACTCAGAGGGTCAGAACTACCTTTGCCAATGACTTGTTCTGAGGTACGGTTTATGCCAGTTCTGGTACTTTAAACCGTGGAGGTATGCTTGGGTTTCGATCATTCTTTATCACTTCAAGCTCTTTTTCGTCCACCATCCTGTTGAGAATCTCTTTCCTTTTTGCCCGTGAATACCCAAAATCGGTTTTTAATTCCGATATCATTCTATCAAGAATAGGATTTTTTGTCTTATTGTGTGTCATGTCAGTAATTGTAATTCCCTGCCCTGGGATAGCCAAAATAGCTTCAATTACCACCTTTTTTGCTTGTTCGTAGTTATCCTCCACCACTTTTTTTTTCTCTTCCTTTATAGCTGCATTGTCGGCATGCAGATAAGGAACCCCATCTCTCCCCCTGGCAAAGATAAAGGTATCGCCTGTAACGGGGGATTGTGAGTTTTTAGTGACCAAGAATTTAAAATAAAATTTCATTTGTTCGTTCTCAATGCCGATCTGCTTTGCATCTGCTGCATTCAAATGGTACAAATCAAAGGCCATACGTGCGTTACAAGCTAACGCTGAAGCTCCCCTTGCTGCAAGCCCTGATTCGTTATTTTCACCATTCGACTTACCTGTATGTCCTATTATGATTGTAGTTATCTTTTCCCTAAGTGCTGCTTTCTCTAAAAAAGCCATCCATCTGCTTGCATGGTCGTTGTCATTTTCATCCAGGCCGTACAAGCGAGCCTTTGTGTCCAGAAAGACAACATCAGGCTTTAAGGCCTTTAATTTATCTGAATACCACTGGCCGTCAATACTCGGTGTGGCGTTACGGGCAATATCCAGGCTCATAAGCCCCCCTATTTCACCTTTTCCTGGCAATATAATAAGGTTTTCATTAATAACCTCAATATCCTCTTCAGTTATAATCCCTTCTGCATGGAGAAAACCCAGACATGCCCTCATTCTGATATGAATATCGTTCCTTGAATCTTCCACATTGAGCAATAATACCCTCCTGGGGCGTGACGGGAAAAAAGGGGGGATATTTATACCCCCTGCGATAGATATGGCCATGTTGAGCGTTAAAAACGACTTGCCGACCCCACCAGCCCCCGTAATCAATGCAACAGCATCTGAAAATATAAGATCCTGTAAAATCCAGTCCCTGGGTTCAGGTTCAGTGTTCATGATCGTGTCTATTGTAAGTTGTTGTACCCGTTCATATATACCCATGCCCTTTCTAAGATTTAAAGATAAGGTCTCAAGGTCATTGGTGATAATATCGCACCAGTCAGTTATATCCGATTTTTCAGGCATGTCCTTGTAGAAGTCGTCTTTATCAAGTAGATCAACAGCATGGCAAGCTTTGGAATCCTTGAGTATTTGCCAAGACGTTTCAGCTTTTCGCATCCCTTCGGAATCATTATCAGGGATTATTATAACTGATTTGTCGTAAAAATATTTTTCACAAAATTCAGGGGTCCAATCACCGCTTGCATTTGCTTTTGTTGTTGCCAGGAAACCAAAACTCCTGATAGTTTCAACGTCTTTCTCCCCCTCAACGACAAAGATAAGCTCATGCCGGCCGGCTTTTTCAAGTTCTGGTAGACGGTATGGCACTTTTTCGATACCCTCCGGCAATTTCCACTCGCCACCACAAAAAGGACGAAATTCTTTTGGATTGTCGAACCTCATAATACTGTATAACTCGTTGCCGTCTGCATCTGTATAGATATATCGCTCAGTAGGTGTTCTTTTTGTCTCGTCCTCTTTATGCAGCTTAACCGATATTATTGATGTGTTATCAATGCCAGTTTTGTCAGATATCTCCTTTAATGCCTCTTTGAATGTGATCCCCTTCCTTTCTGTCAGGAACCTAAATATATCCCCCTTTGCCGAACATGAATGACATTTATATGCACCTGTGGTAAGATTGACACCAAAGGATGGATTTTTTTCATTGTGAAACGGACAAAGGATATTCTCAGTCCAGCCCTTACCATTTGTGCTTTTGAAAGACACTCCCAGTTCCCCTTCATAGAACCCCTGGATATTAAGATTGGCCTTTACCTTCTCTTTATCCAAAGCCTTTACTTCCTTTTGTTTCCTTTCTATCTTGTCGTCTATATTAGATATGTGACCGTCAAGAATGTCCACCAGGTTAAATCCCTCTGCCATTGCCTATTACCTCCCTTTGTTTTTAAGTTATATTAGTCAATCGATCTAAAAACACTAAAATAGCATTAAAGAACAATAAAGTCAACAACAAAAAATATACCTTATATATAGGAATTTTTATTTATTATTTCCGAAAAAAAAGCTTGACCTTATTTTTCCATTATGTTATAACTCTTTTACCGAATGCGAAAAAGCGCACTTTAAAAACTTTCACAAAGGGAGTCAAAAGCAAATGAAAAATAGGGCAGTTAAGTATTATGAAGTAACTAAAATGGGTCGATACTCTAAGTATTATGAATACACTAAAGAGCTTCAACATTCTAATTATGCACGTACCTTTGTAGGTGAAGCCGTTTTTCTTCATTTTGGCATTGACTATGAAGTATTTGGGGAGACCTCTTGCATGTTTTCAACGGCAATAATCGAGTTGCCGGACGGAACCATTAAAAATCTTCCCGTTCAACTGATAGAGTTTAAAAAGGATTAAGCAAATGAAAATTATATCAAAGGTAGGGAAAGCAAGCGTTTGTGTCACAGTCAAAGACGAATATTGCCAGGATAAACCATGCTTACTTGTCTGTAAAAATGTAGATTGTAATGGTAAAGCAACATACTCTTGTCTGAACGGTGAAAGGCAAGTCAAAATCATTAAAGGGGCTTAATCATGTATAAAGAGAAAATTAAAGCAATAGACAAAAAAACTTCGGTACTGTCGTTTGAGCGGGAAGAAATAATAATGGAATGGGTCAAAAAATGTCACCCTGTGAAAGTTGGCGATAGAATAGCACCTAATCTCCATTATTACTTGAAACAGGAATATATGGACGTTTATCATGTTGACATAAGGGAGACGGCTAAGGGCTTTTACTTTGTTGCCCTTGGTTATATTGTAGAAGGGAATGGGGAGGCCGGAACTATGGCCGGCGAATGGAGGCAAGAGTGTTAAGGGGGAACAATCATGTATAAAGAACAGTTGGATAAACTTAGGGGCGAGATAAGCGTTTTAGAGGACAGGCAAGAGGCATTGAAAGAATCGTGGGTTAAAGAATGCCACCCTCTGAAAGAAGGAGATAAGATAACCGTTAATGATTATTCCTATAACGGTAAGAAAATGTTAATATACCACACAGGCATCGAGGAAACCTGGAAGGGTTTTCAGTGGTTTGCTTACGGCAAGATTCTGAAGAAAGATGGAGAGGCAGGGGTAAGAACTGGTGAATGGAGGCAGGAATGTTAAGCTGCAATTGTGACTTTGACGACGACTACGACGAGTGGTTTTATGTTCCAAGTGATTTTAGTATCTTTGATCTGGCCAGGAGAAAAAGGTGCTGGAGTTGCAAGGTGTTAATAGACAAGGGGAGCGACTGTTTAGTTTTTGAAAGAGCCAGGAGAACAATGTCGGACATAGAGGAGCGTATCTATGGTGATGAAAAAAAACTGGCGAGTTGGTATTTATGCGGGGATTGCGGGGAAAAATATCTTAACCTTCAGGCTTTAGGTTACTGTATAACTTTGAATGACAACATTCAAGAACTTTTAGAAGAATATTGGGACGAAACAGGCTTTACGCCAAAAGGAGCAAATGTTGAATTGCATAAAGGAAACACTCAAAGCTGCTGACAATGAAATAACAAAAGACCCTTACTGGTTGATTCTCGACCCTAAACAAAACATGAGCTGCGATATTCATCATTTAGCAGGACAAATAACGGGTCCGTTTTTTAGCAGGGATGATGCAGAAGAATTTTTGAAAGCAAGCAGATACAATTTTTCTGACCGGGCGCATGTGTATTGTCTGTCCGGTTGTTATTCACATAAATATTCACAACTATATAAGTCATTGGAGGTTTAGTTTAAAATGGATATAGAAACATACGAAAAAGCTGGAAAGTTGATTGCAGATATAAAGGAGGGGAAACGTTCTTTAGATGCGTTAACCGATATAGTTAATAGCTCCGTGTTAGTGCCTGAAAACTGCTCTGTTTCTGTTAAGGGCGAGGAGGGTAGTTTATTTGTTTCAGACGATATAATTGAAAGAACTCTTAGATATATCTTGTCCTTATTGAAAAACAAGCAAGAGGATCTTGAAAGTAAATTGAGGTGGTTATAATGGAATTGGAAAAACTGATAAGAGCAAAACAGGCAGCAGGGGCGAAAAGACCTCCCCGGATAGGATTACATGCCATACCAGGGTGGGGGAAAACAACCTGGGCGACAAGCCTTCCAAAACCATTCTTTCTTGATTGTGAGAAAGGTGGGGACGAACTAAAAGTTACTGGTACTGACATTTCCAGTATAGCGGAATTAAACACGGCTATCTCACTTCTTAGAAATGAAAAGCATGACTTCAAAACAGTTGTGATAGACACCGCAACGGCTTTAGAGAAAATCTTCAGGGCTGAAATTAGCAAAAAATTCGATGTTTTTGCGATTGAAGACATAGAATGGGGTAAAGGTGGCGGCCATATCTTGGCAGAGTTCACATTGCTAATAAAAAACCTTGAATCTTTACAGGAAAAAGGGCTTGCGACCTGTATACTACTGCATACTGAGCCGGTGCTTGAGCCAAATTGCTTCGGTGATGATTTTCTGGCATATACCCCGATACTCCATAAAAAAGCACTTCCATTTGTCTTGGGATGGCTTAGTAACGTTTTTTTTGGGAATACCATCATGGATATTGTGAAAAAGGATGAAGGTTTCGGCAAAATTGCTAAGGCTGAAGGAGATGGAAAGCGGATAATTTACACTGACAAAAGACCGGCATTCATGGCGAAGAACAGGATGGGTTTACCTTTTGATATTGCATGGCCTAAAGGTGAAGCTGGATGGAATATTGTTAAACAAAATATAGGGAAGGGGTAAAATATATGGAAAACAAGGGAAAAGTTAAACCTTTTTGGGACGATTATTTTATGCACATCGCATTTGCAGTATCTTTAAGGTCTACCTGTATAAGACTCCAGGTTGGAGCTGTTCTTGTAAAAGATAACCATATTATTTCAACTGGTTACAATGGTGCGCCGTCTGGTGTTGAACATTGCGGAGACTCTATATGTATACGCCAAACATTGAAAGTCCCATCTGGTGAGCGGCATGAACTTTGCAGGGGCGTCCATGCAGAACAGAATGCAATAATACAAGCAGCACTCCATGGAACTTCTACGAAGGGTTCATTTATATACTGTACCCACCAGCCATGCAGCATATGTGCTAAAATGATAATAAATGCCGGTATAAAAAAGGTATATTACCGGAACGCTTACACAGAGGATTCTACCCTAAATGTAACTATAATAAAACAGGCTGGCGTAAAACTTATTAAGGTGTGAGGAGAGGGAAAATCAAATGCTAAACAGCAAAATAAATCCAGACGACCTAAACGAATACGAAGTGGAAGTCCCAGTTACAGGTTCACTTTTTTTTACTATACTGGCTAAATCCAAAACGGATGCTAATAATAAAGCCAGGGAAGTGTTGAAAGAACAAAATGCAAAAGATTTGTCACCAGAACACAATGAAGTTTTGATTGACGAGATGATAATAAGAAAAGCATATAATTAAAAAAAAAGGAATAATAAAATGGCAGATTTAACAGGATTAGGAATAGACGAAAACGTAAAAGAAGACAATGGTGGGTTTACTCTTTATGATGAAGGCTGGTATAAACAGTGCCTTGTGAAAACTGAAGTTATACCGACTAAAGACGGAAAAGGAAAAAGGTTTATGCTGGCCTTGCAATTTCTTGATGGTCAGTATTCAGGGGATGTTTACACAAAAGAAGGATTGAATATTATAAATAATTCAAAAAAAGCACAGGAAATCGGGCAGGGTCAACTCAAGAAGCTTTGCAAACTTACAGGTGTTCCTTTTCCTCCACCCAACACTACTCATATGCACGGAAAGCCTTTTATGGTCAAGTATGCCAAAGAAAGCTTCCTTAGTAATAAGAGAAATGCTGAAGGGGAGTTCCCCACATTATTCTCAAATGAAATTAAAGGGTTTAAAGCTTGCCCTGAAGTTGCCGAGCAGAAAGAGAAAAAAGCTTTTGAGGAAGTTTATCAAGCAACTGGGAAAGCTATACCAGATCCAAAAGAGGTTGACCCGGCTAATTTTCAAGAAGAAGATTCTGACTGGGGATAATCTATGACTTTTTTTGAAGAAATTAATAAAAAACTGGAAAATGAATATATAGGCAGAAATTACTTGGGATTGTCTGAAATTGGCAATCCATGTCAATTATATTTATGGCTACAGGATCGGGGGTATGGCGAGGAAGAAGCTATCCCCCCACCGGGGAGAATACTACAACTATTCGATGATGGGAATAGGGTTGAAGAAGATGTTATAAGGAAGTTGCGATATGTTGGCGTAGACGTTTTTGACGAGCAGGGTGAGGCTGAAATAATATATAAAAGTAAATCTCTTCTTGGGCATATAGACGGCATGCTGACCATTGATGGCTTCCACCACATTCTTGAGATAAAAAGCTCTAACCTAAAAGGATTTAGAAGAATAGTCAAACTCAAAAGCTACAAAGATTGGAATATCAAATACTACGCACAGACACAGGCATATATGCTTGCCTTAGATATGCCCAAAGCTTATATAATTGTGTATTGCAAAGATAATTCTGACTGGTATGAAGAGGTGGTTGAGCTTGACGAGGATTGCGTCTTGGAGTTTCTTGAAACTGTTTTTGATACTTTACGTTGCAAACAAGCTCCAGCGGTTGAATGTTCAAGCAAGGACTTTTATGTAGCCAAGATGTGTAAGTTTAGGCATGTTTGTTTTAAAAAGGAAAACTGATGATACCACACAGCTACCAAAAAGAAGCCCTGGATGTTATCTATAAAGATTTAAAGAAAGAGGAGTTTGTTTTACTGTCGGCAATTATGTCATCCGGCAAGACTGCGATAGCATCCTTCCTAATATCCAGGCTAAAAAAAGAAACAAAAATGGACTTCCTGATATTGGTCAATCAAGAAAAATTGGTTAATCAGTTCTATGAAACATTGGTTGAAATGAGAAATATAGAGGCTGAAGACGTGGGTATCTGTTGCGCTACCTATAAAAGTTGGGATATTCACAGAAGAATAACTATTGCGTCTAAACAAACTTTTGTGAATTATGTCGATCAATATCCTGGTTGCGGCTTTCTTTGCCTTGATGAAGTCCACAACGTGCACGAGGATAGTAATTCAGAATATGGGGAAATTATGCGGGTTTTACGAGATAAAAAGCCCAAACATAGAGTCCTTGGCCTCACAGCCACCCCATTTAACTATAACGGGTACATATATGGAGACCGATGTAAGCCAGGAGTTAAAACTCTTTTTCGTAAAATGCACCATGAGATCACTTACAAAGAATTGTTTGACGCAGGGGAGATGGTTCCACTACGAGGTGAGATTTGCACGGAAGATTCATTATGTGGTGAACTGGAAAAAATACCCTTACAAAACGGGGAATATAACAATAAAGAAGTAACCGAAGTTATGGTAAAGGAAGTACACCTGCAAACCGCTGTTATGGCCGCACAAAAATACTGCACATCGGAACATTCCAGCGTGGCGATTCTGACTTGTTCAATTGTACATGCCGAAAAAATGAGATCGGTATTTGAAGAAGCCTTCCCTGGGGAAGTGGCCATTGTCCATTCAAAGCAAAAAGGGGGAGATAAAGAAGATAACTTCAGGGTCTGGCGAGCAGGGGAGAAACGGTTTATTGTTTCGGTTAATATGCTCATTGAAGGTTTTGATCACAAACCATTGTCCTGCATAATTATGACAGCACCGATTAAGTCTCCAACCAGGTATAAGCAACTGTTGGGTAGACCATTAAGAACATTCCCGGGTAAAAAGGAAGCGTTAATTATAGATATTACCTGCAATACTCAAGAATTTGGGACTGATCTTGATAATATACAGGTCAACATCCCTAAAACAAGGGAACAAAAGAAAAAAGAGAAATATGAGAAAATATGCCCTGAGTGCGGGACTGAGTGCCATGTGGCTCTATGTGTTTGTGCTTGTGGATATGAGTGGAAGACGGAAACGATACTAAAGGCAATTAAGAAGCTTCCTGAGCTGAAAACGGTATATTTTGAAAGTAAGAGGTCGCAGGAAGAGTCTGATAGCGTTATTGTAGGCGTTGATGCTGAATGGCATACAGTAAACGGAATGACCACCTGTATCCATGACTCTAAGAGCAGTGGTAAACGCTTGGGTAAAGCAACATTCACATATTCTATGCTTAATCGTAAAATAGCAATGTATTTTTGTTTTTCTGACTATTATGAAGGATCTGGAGCAATTAACATCGGTGAGGAGAAATGGAAATATTTTTCAGAAGATCCATACCCAGAAAATTGCGAAGAGTTCATGGATGACCTAAGGGACTGGATGCACACACCGACAGGAATACTTATTGACGATTCTGGTGAGTACCCCGATATCCTGGATTTTAAGTTTAAAGATGACCGCAACGATAACGATCTTGTTGAACAGATTGAACGTAATAAAGCTGAAAGGGCAGTCAATGATTTTTTCCCAAATATTTCTTGGAAACAACCGTCAGCATCAGGACAAGACGATGATAACAAACGTTCCTACTTCACATATAGCGGTACTATAAGTGATGACGATGTTCCTTTTTGAAAAAAAAGCTTGACTTTAATGCTCAATTTATGATAGAGTGTTTTTACACTAAAAAAAGGGAGACTAATAAACATGAAAATATTAGAACAAAAAGCAACAATGATTCAAGCCACAAATCGTCCACTTGGTCTTGTAGCCAAGGCATATAGGACTTGTTACAGGAGCATAAAGAGACCGGGTTACAACGAAACAGCTTTTGTCAGGGGACTTATCAAAAAAGGCCATGAAACACCCCTGGAACATGTGTCAGCAACTTTCGAATTGCTGACGGATCGTGGCGTTATGGCAGAAATAACCAGGCATAGGACAGGCATTGCCTTTTCAGTCCAGAGCACAAGATATGTCAGGCAAGAAGATGGAGTGGAATTTATCAGACCTGTTGGCATGGGGAAACACGAAGACACTTGGGGAGAAGGAATGACCCATGCTGAGAACATCTACTTAGAATTGCTTGGCGAAGGAGCAAGGCCGGAGCAAGCAAGGAGCGTATTACCCAACTCAACAGCCACAAGAATCATTGTTACCGCCAATTTGAGGGAGTGGATGCACATAATGAGACTTAGGAGGCACAAATCAGCCCATCCACAAATGCGGGAATTGATGGCTCAAATATACAACGGTCTTATCAAATGGTGTCCATGGGCGTTTGAATGTATGGAGGATTAGGCTATGTCGTGCTTAGTTTGTGGGGATATAGAGCATGAGGTAATTTGTGACTCATGCCTATCACCGGTGGTTATGAAGGAAAAAAAGAATAGCAACGGCAATGTTAACCGCAGGGATAATTTTCTGTATAAGGTTAAGTGTTCTTGCGGTAATGAACGTGGAGTAAGTTATTCGTCTATAGTCAAACATTTTAGGCGAATCGTTAGGAATGAGCCTATAACTTGCAATAAATGTTGCCCTCATGGTGTAAAAAAAGGTGAGGGGAAAAAAGGCTTTGAGAAAATAGATGACACACCAATAGAGATAGCTGGGGGATGTGTTATTGCTAATGCTTATACCTTTAAACCAAGACCTGGTGACGACTATTTTTCAGCTATGTCAAGCAGGTGTGGAGAATCAGATTTGACTTGCAGAAAATATGATAAATGTTGTTCCGCTGCTTCTGAGCGTGGGTGGCTCGGATTTATAAACACAAGTGAAAAAAAGAAAGAGCCGTTACTTAAAGGGGAGCTTGAAAAGATTATATCTTTGGAAATAGTTGACAATGAACGTATTTATGATGTTATTGAAGCCATAGTTTTAAGAAAGGAGTGATTAATGTATCTTTACATATTTGAAGATGGAACAATTAAAAAAGGCACAACTTTTGAAGACGGTGAGGCGGATGCCTGTGATTTAGGTATCCTGGATGTTATCGATATCAGCGATGGTGAACCCAAACGATATGCTTTTGATAGCTGGCAGGAAATAGAGACTGCCGATCAATAGCGAGGAAAAGAAATTATGACAGCACCAAAAAATAATGTAGAAGAAAATAAACCGGACTACTCTGAATTACCATTCAGGGTACTGGCTGAAGATACTAGGGCGTATACCTACGGCTCCCAGGTTAAATATTACCGGAACTCATGGAAGGAAGGCTTTAGCACTTCTAATCTTATCAGAGCCACCCTTTCCCATGTCATAGCTTATTATGAGTATGGGGAAAAATACGATAAGGAGGCTCTGGAGGCTGGCCATCAAGTCCACCACCTGTCTATGGCAAGATTCAACCTTGCATGTATCATTGACGGTGAGATCAGAGGTAATGGTCTGGACGATAGGTACGCTCAGGAAAACAAAGAAATACCAACAACCAAAAAGAAGAGAAGCTGGAGGGACGTGTGGAAGATAATAAAAGAATTTATATAAGTCCAGGCCACGGAGGTGGATGTGGGGCCAGATTCGGAAAGATAAACGAAGATGATATTGTTTTAGGCGTAGCCCAAATAATTAAATATCTTCTCGATAAACAAGGTGGCTATTCAACCATGCTGGCCAGGGAAAAAGATGAGCAAATACCTCTTCAATCAAGGATTCGTGAAAGCAAAAAATTCAAAGCAGATACATTCCTTGATATTCACGCAAATTCTCACAATGACACGTCCAAGCGGCTCGATATTTTTGGATTTGAGGCTCATATTCACGATGAAAAGGCAGTTAAAGATGATGCAATGTTTGCTGATAGGCTCTTAGGGGCATATTCTTCTGAGTTTGCCCTTGACCCATTAATGAGGAATAGAGGGGGTAAAGAGTCTAATTTCTATGTTTTACGTAAATGCCCTGCAAAAGCAAATGTTCTATTCGAGCTTAATTTTATGACCCATCCGGTGGTGCTTGAGTTTATGAACTCTTCCCTGGGACAATACCGTATGGCAAAAGGTCTTTTTGAGGGGATAAAATCTTACACAAATATTAAAGAAAAAGCTTGACATTAACGCAATAATTTGTTATTATGCTTTATTCGTGAGTCAAAAAGATAAAAACTTTTAATGAACGTTCACAAAAACTAAACAAAAAGAAGGAGTCTTTTTAAAAATGAAATAATAAGAAAACTTGTTATTTGTTATTAATCAGCTTTAAAAAAAAGTAGTCTTTCTAAAAACCAATTAAATTTGGCCGTAAAGAAAGCACGTTAAATTACAAAAAAAAGCCTGAAACTATAGTCTGGCAGCTATAGCGAAGGCTTTTTTTGTCTAAACATATAGGGTACGAGAAAATGATAAAAGAATACATAAACAAAGAGTCCTGGGAAATAAAAGAGAATAGTAATCAAGCTTTCTCGCTCCAGGGAATGAACAATTATATCGGGAATAAGATAACCAAAGAGTTTTGGTTAAACGAGATTTACACTCAAGGTCTAAAGCAGATGCACGAGGACGGAGTATTCCACATCCACGACCTAGGCTTGTTGGCTCCTTATTGCGTTGGGTGGGATCTTATGGATCTATTGCGGGAAGGGTTTAAGGGTGTTGAGGGTAAGATTGAAAGCTCCCCGGCAAAACACTTTGGTTCAGCCCTGGGGCAAATAGTTAACTTTTTATACACAATGCAAGGGGAAGCAGCAGGCGCACAGGCATTATCTAATTTTGACACCTTGCTTGCTCCCTTTATTTTTTATGACAAATTATCTTTTATTGAAGTCAAGCAAGAGATGCAGCAATTTGTGTTTAATATGAACGTAAGCACCCGTGTCGGGTTTCAGACGGTCTTCAGCAACCTTACTATGGATATTACCTGCCCTAAAACGCTCAAAGATGTTGGAGTTATTGTCGGTGGTGGCACGATGGGGAATGATGTGTATTCAGACTTCCAGGACGAGATGGACATGATAAACAAAGCCTTCGCTCAGGTTATGTGTGAGGGGGATGCTAAAGGAAGGGTTTTTACTTTCCCAATACCCACATACAATATTACAAAAGATACAGATTTTGAAAGTGAAGTCCTGGACGATGTGTGGAAAATGGCCGGTAAATACGGAACCCCCTATTTCTGCAATTACATCAACTCAGATCTTGATCCTGAAGATACAGTATCTATGTGCTGCCGGTTAAGGATAGATACCACACAGATCAAGAGACGAGGTGGTGGGTTGTTCGGGAGCTCACCCTTGGTCGGGAGTATGGGCGTTGTCACTATTAATTTGCCACAATTAGCACATCGTTGCAAAAAAGATTTACCTTTCCTTCTGAAAAATCTTAATGCAATAATCCACATTGCTTGCTTTTCTTTAGAATTAAAAAGAAGAGCGGTGGAAGATTTGACGGAAAAAGGGTTTTACCCATATTCAAAGTTCTATCTTAGGTCAGTGAAAAAACGCACAGGGAAATATTGGAGCAACCATTTCTCCACTATAGGGGTTATAGGCATGAATGAGGCTTGCCAAAATTTCTTTGGAGATACTAAGAAGGACATAACCAGCAAGGAAGGTGTTGATTTTGCGTATGCTGTTATGGACAATGTTAAAGACAGGATAGAATTATTACAGGAAGAGACTGGGACAATAATTAACCTTGAAGCAACACCGGCAGAGGGAACAACTGCTAAGCTGGCGAAGAAAGACCTTGGTAACTTCCATGAAATAATCACGGCAGGCACTAAAAACAATCCGTATTATACAAATTCAACTCAATTACCAGTAGAATACACTGATGATGTTGGGAAAGCTATAGCTCACCAAGAGCCATTTCAGCAAAGATATACAGGTGGTACTGTTTTTCATACATACCTTGGCTCTTGTGAATCGCAACCCACTATCGTCAAGAGATTCGTGCAGACAGTCTTTCAAGAGACTAAGATGCCTTATTTATCTATATCGCCAACGTTTAGCATTTGCCCAAAGCATGGTTACATAGTAGGAGAAAAAAGTTCTTGCCCAACGTGTGGTGCTGGAACAGAAGTGTACTCCAAAGTAGTTGGATATGTAAGGCCACTCAAACAATGGAATGACAGCAAGAAAGTTGAGTTTTGCAAAAGGATGGAGTTTAACAGTTTAGAGATATAGCCCATAGACACAAGGGGAAACCTTATGAATGTTTTAAGTCTGTTTGACGGCATGGGTTGTGGGCAAGGTGATGAGTATCAGCGGTATAAATTAACAGAAGTAAAGGGGAGAAATAAAATGGAAGAACACGTAGCGAGAAAAATAAATGTGGCTGGACCCGGATCTTGCTAAGTCCACTTTCGGACTTTCCGAAATTATAAAAAACTAAAAAGATAACCAAACAACGGGTGGACTCCTGCACGGTCTTGCCAGGGGACCTGGAACCCAATGCACCGAACTTCCGCCCGTTCCATTTATAAGTTCGGTGTGACCTGGCTTTTACTCACAGAGGTGATTATGTCTTTTGATGAAATTCCTGAAAATGAACGAGAAGGTTATCCTTGTGAATGTGGTGGAAGCATTACATTACACAATAAAATGTGGAAATGTGATTCGTGTATATTTGAGAAAACAGATTCAAAAGAGAAAGATAAGGAGGATAAAAGATGTCAATAATAGCTCTTTCACCAGGACATGGGGGCGAGGATGTGAAGCGGAGCTGCATACGGGTTAGTTCATGAAGACGAAATCAACTTAAACATTTCATATTTTGCAGATTGATTTTATCTTCGTGCGCTGGGCATACTGTGGTTATGACAAGAAAAAACGGATACACATAAGGGGAGGTTTAATGAATGTTCTTAGCCTGTTCGATGGTATGAGTTGTGGGCAAATAGCTCTTGGAAGAGTCGGAGTAACTGTTGATAATTACTTTGCCAGCGAAATTGACAAGTATGCCATAAAGGTAACACAAAAGAATTATCCTGAGACAAAGCAAATAGGGACAGTTACAGACGTTTATGGAAAGGATTTACCTAAAATCGACCTACTGATGGGAGGCTCACCCTGTCAAGGATTTAGCCTTGCAGGAAAACAACTCAATTTTAACGACCCTCGTTCAGCATTGTTTTTTGATTTTGTTAGGTTGCTGAAAGAAACGAGCCCTAAATATTTTTTACTTGAAAACGTAAAGATGAAAAAAGAATATCAGGATATTATTTCTGGAATGGTTGGTGTTCAGCCTATTGAGATTAACTCTGCCATTGTTTCTGCACAAAACAGGAAGCGTTTGTATTGGACGAATATACCGAACGTAGAGCAGCCGGAAGATAAAGGGATATTATTAAAGGATGTGGTGCATGAAACTGAGTTTGAAGCCGTTTTAAAAAATCATGGCAAATACAGATCTAAAAATAATAAGGCAAACTGTATAGATGCTAATTATTTTAAGGGGGTTGATAACCACGGACAAAGAACACAAATATTAGCAAAAGGATGTATTAGGAAGTTAACACCAGTCGAATGTGAGCGGTTACAGACTGTTCCTGACAATTACACTGACGGCGTTAGTAATACTCAAAGGTATAAAATGTTAGGTAATGGGTGGACGGTCGATGTTATTTCCCATATTTTAAAAAATATTATGTGAATTGTTGCCCATAAGTAAAAAGCCAGGAGATACAAAATCAACCTGGCTTTTTTTTTACCATCTTGGTCCCCAACTTTTAACAGCAAAAGCTTTTTTCTTCCGGCTAAAGGCTGGAACACCGCAATCTTTCATAGCATCATCATACATCTGGTGAACCTTTCTGCATGGTCTATTCTTTTTCTGGCAAGCAACATCATGAAAAACCGATGGTACCCTATGTAAGCCCACAAAAGGCGACCCCTCAAAGGCCCATAACAACCTCGGGATGCTTGAACCATCAACAACATCTCCCACCATAGCCCACCAAGCAACACCTTTAGGATCTATATACGAAACATTTTCCAAAATTCTCATTTTCCTTGGTTCACCGTCAATCCATTCAGCCTTTATAGGGCCTGAAAACTTTTTATCATTCATCAAAACACCTTATAGTATAAACCAGCAGATAGCATCATCAAGAGTATAACCCAAATTGCTTTTATCTGTTTATCGAGACTCGATAGTTTAGAAATTTCACGGGAAAGCCTTGTTAAAACACCATCCTTTGGGTTGGTTAGTTCGTTCTCCTTATTCCATAGCCGCTTCAATTGCGATTCGTGTCCAGAAATCTTCTCATCTTGCACCTTGAGTTCTCCAAGCATAACCCTAATATCGCTAAGGATTATAGATTGATTAGTTAAGCTTTGCTCTATCTTGTCAAGCCTGCGGTCTGAGTCATTTGTCATTTAGAACCACCTTTCTTCTTGGCTTTCTTTTTGCGGCTTGCGCTGCCTCTTATTCCGGTGGTTCGTTTGATCTTGTCAGACCTCTCTTTCCGCTCCCTATCCGTTTTATCCCGCATAGATTCTTGTGGTTCAGGCTTGACGGCTTGCCCTCCCCCGGATGTAACGAACAGCTTTTTTTTTCTGACTGGCTTCTTAATACCCCACTTTGCCATGTAATTCTGTGCGCTTGAACTGTACATACTCTAACCTCCGTTATCTGTAATCAAGGGAAGACCTTAATTTTTTCTTCCTCTTTCTGAGACTATCGGTAAAACTTTCCGCTTTCCCTCCCCTGGTTCTTTTCCCCTTTGCCCTCTTCACTCTCTTTGGGGCTCTGAACTTTTTGGGTGGGTCACTGTCCTTAACCTTTGTCATCCAATTGTAAACTTTGTCTACCAAACTCATATGTATCCCCCTCCCCTTATTTATAGTCTAAAGCCTCGGCCTGTCTTCTTCTACGATCCCGAAGACTATTGGAAAACTTTTTGCCTACGGTAACGCCTTTCTTTCTCTTTTTCTTTTTCTTTTTTTCTTTTTTAGGTGCTGGCTTTTCGTCTGGCAAATCGTCTACGTCCACCCTTTCCATCCAATTTCTCCACTTCTCCGCTAATCCCATTTTATTATTTTTCCTTGTTTGTTTGTGTTAATGTTGGTGTTAATATTAAAGACGTCCATAAACGTCTGGTTTTTTCGTTTATCACTTTCAAATTCGGGTTTGCAAGGTCTGTCAATGCTTTCGCATATTTAGGATTGTGTGCTGCTCGCAAGGCAAATTCAGCGACTCTTCTTTTTGAGAAAGCATTCAAGAATTTGTTACCGGCCAATGATAAATAGTATTGTCCAGTTGCAAGCCCAGAAGCAACAGCAGCTATATTCTGCACTTGTTTGTTCCCTGATAATGCGGCCTCTTCAAGAAGATCCTTTCCAGCTTTTGCCGATCCGCTCCTGCCTAACATTTCAAAACCTTCATTGACTAAGCGCAAGGCATCCATCTCTTTAGGAGATGATTTATAAAATTCTTTGATTGCTGGCAAATAGAGGTCGTAAACAGCATTTAGCTTTGAAGCATCTACCCTCATGCTGTCTTTAAAGCCTGTGGCCGTCACTTTTGCAGTATCCATCAGGAAGTCACCAAAGGCTGATATTACACCGGCCTTAGCGTTGACGTCATTACCCATTTCAGCCATAAGCATCTTTGCTGTTTCAACCTGATTTTCTGTGCTGGAGAAGGCATTTTTTATAACTGCCTTGGGATTTCCTTTTAGTAACCTACCTGAAACTGACTTGTTGAAAGCGTCTAAGCTTGACTCAGCAGCCTTCATCCCTTTTGCATTCATAAAGAATGAAGATAGTTCTTTACGCATTCCGGTAAATTTTAAGACAGACGGATTGTCGTTAAGCCATTTTGCTATGGCTCCAGGTTTTATCTCCCCGGTCAAGGCATCTTTGGATTTCTGAAGGAGGTTAAACCTTGCATTGTGTTGGATAGCTTCCTTGACCACTTTATCATCACCTACAGCAGCAGTCAAAGCTTTAAGACCTTCCTTGTCCATAAACTTCCCGGCAACATTCGCCATCGCCATCTTAGCTTCCTCGCCACGGCCACCCCTTGCAAGAACATCACCGACTATGCCTTGTTTGAATTGTTGAGCGTATTTTGCATATGCTTTAGTGGCAGTTTGATACAGTCTGACAGCACCACCGGCAGCAAAAGTCCCTATCTGTTCACCAAGGATTTCTTCGACAGCATTCTCAATGTCACCATATCTTTTTGCAAGTAATGAATTGGGGTTTGCTCCACCAGATGCGCTTCTTGCTCCATTTCCGGCTATTCGTTTTGCGTTGCGTAAAAAAGCAAGGTCAATATCACCTTCTCTTCCAGCGTCTATTAAGCCGGTCATAAGTTTGTTGTATTCTGCTGTAGGAACTTCAAGCCTTTCATCAACAGTGGATAGCAGCTCCTTAGCGGTTTTTGCAACCTTTCTATTAACTGCTCCAGGCATATCAACATTTGGGATTTTATCGTAAAGTTCGTCAAGAGCACTTGAAGCATTTCTCTTAATTGCTTTTATACGATCAAAAACAATCTTGCCAGTGTCGTAATTGTCCATTGCAGCAGACATCCTGCCGACATTCTGGTCGAGCGCATCCTTTGACCCCGTCAAGCCTTTATACAGCGTTTTGACTTTATCCTTGAAGACTTTTACCACTCCGTCTATATTGCCCTTCTCTATCAACTCACGTGAATAATAGCCCCTTAGAGCCTTGTCAGCAGCAACCTTCTGTGCATTCGATAATGAGACTGTTGTGGTGTCAGCAGCCCCTTTAATTCCTTTCACAACTGAAGGTTCCATGGCTAAAGCTGTTTCTGCTGCCAGGGCTTCAGCGTTACTTGTAATCTGACCGTTTGAAAACTTTACCCCTGTTATCTCCCCAACTTTCTCTCCAGCGGCAGCCATCGCCCTACCTTCGGCCGTCTTCATGACTTCCTTTTCGTTCTTTAGAAGGATATGTCCCAAATGTTTTTTTATTGTTTTGGTTCTTATTTTTGGTAGGAACCGTGTAACGAATTTGGTAGCTTTACCAACACCTATTTTTTTACCCACCTTCGCCATACCCTTAACAGCTAAAGACCCACCGGGGAATAGAGACTCACCTATTAAAGCATCTGTCAAGCCGACTTTTACGTCCATGAATCCTTCTTTGAGACCTTCCATCCTTGTTTCAGGGGCATCCTCTTTCACGCCCATGATCCTGTCCCATGCGTCTATAACTCTTTGCGAAGCTGTATATCCTGTTGTAGCTCCAATTACTGCTCCCGTGGCTGCTCCGGCTGCCGTACCTGCAAGCGGAACAGCAGATCCACCAGTCCCACCAAGAGCAGCACCAGCAAGACCCAATCCACCAGTTAACCCTACCTCAAATGTTGTATCGGTATACGGCTTTGCCTTTAGATATGCCCTTTGCAAAATATTGTATTTATCTTCATAATTTTCTTTCTCTTGTTTCTCGAACTCTGCAACAGGTATTATGTCCTCATCTGGTGTCTGAACCTTTTTATATACGAAATCTCCATCAGAAGCAGGTTGATTTTCAATATCATCTTGTGTATTATTTTGTTTATTCCAGTCCTCTACTGATATTAGCTCTTCTCCCATTGGAATTTCTTTGATTGTAAAATCATCTGCCATTATTCACCAACCTCATATCTTGCCCCGTTAGCTTCAAATATCGCTCTGCCTGTTTTTTTGCTATAACCTTTTAACTCTGCACCTTCTGGCAAGCCGAAGAATGGTTTTGCACCAAGCTCTCTACCAACATGAGCAACAAAGTCGTTTTTGTCCATAGTGCCGTTGTTTCCTCTCATATAATCGATAGCCATTTGGTTAACATTAAGCTGACGCTTTGACATCCTACGCATAATTTTTAACAGAAGCCTGTTACCTTTTACACTTTTCTGTAGCCCTGGAACCATTGCCTGTAAAAACTTAACATCACGTTCAGACATAGCACCAGTCATTATCATACCATTCCCCTGGTTCTTCGCCATGATCGCCATTCTATTTGAAAATGATTCAAATGCTTGTTTCTGTGAATACCCTTCGGTTTGCAAACCCATTGCATCAAGAACACCCTGGGCTTTCCCAAGTCCTTCAGCAAAAGTTCCTGTGTCAAAACCGTCTAAAAGATTCCCCATGGTATCAATCAAAGGAAGAAAGGAATTTGCCTTGTTGGCTTCGTCTGCAATGTCACTTGCAAAAACAACACCTCTTTTGGCGTTTTCTGTCTCTGCTGCAAGGTCGCCCGATGTTACAAGGGACAAGCCTCTTGCTTCGGCATCAGCGATAGCCTTAGGATCGTTAGAGTTTACAAGTTCGTTAACTTTGTTACCTTCGGCGTCTCTTCCGCTATATCGCTTTGGGTTTGGTTTCCATGCTCTCCCGGGGTCATATGCTGATGTTTTCTTGTCTGGAGTATACTGCATTTCATCTTTCAGTTGTTGAAACTGCTCCGGGTCCATCCCTGCTACTGTATCCGGTTGTGGTAATATCCCTGCAAAAGAAGCTCCTTTTTTCTGTACAGCATTGTAAAAACCTTCATAGGTATCTTGTTGAACAACACCAGCCCAATTCCTGACAGTGCTGTCGATATCTTGTTGCAAGTTTTCCTCACCTTGCTTGAAGGCAGTTTCTTTGCTTTTCGATTCCTGTTCTACCATCCTGTTTTCTTGACGTTTGCGTTTCTTGGCTTCCTGCCTGGTCTCAACTCCAGCAGCTTCCTTCATTGCGTTTACTTGCCGAACCTTGTTGTCTTCCTTAACCGCTTCTGTCTGAGCTTTTACAAGTTTTGTCTGAGCTTTGCTTGCTTTTAGGTCTGCTTTTTTCTTTCTTCTTTCCTGTTCCGCTGCAACCTTTACCATCTTTTTACGATCACGAGCAGTCAAACCGTTCTCATCATACATTGACGTTGAACCGCCACTACTTCCACCGGAAACTCCTGAACCACGCCCACCTCTTTTAATAGCCCTTGCAGAAGATAATCCTGCTTGCATAGCTCCCATCATGTTTGGTTTTGGTAAATATATTTCTCCCATATCTTACCACGCATCCCCTGCCGCATATGCAGCATATCCGTAATCTTTTTCAGCCTTATTAGCTGTATAATTTGCCATCACATTAGCCGCACCGACACCACCGCTTGCACCTGATTCCCCCTGGTATTGCATCACGTTTGACATTGACCCACTAAGATTCTGTGTGAGTCCAGCTAATTGCCCACCAAGATTCTGACTTGATCTGCGAATTTCTCCACCAGCCTGTAACCCCATACCCGCCATTTGAAAATCTGGCTGCAATGAACGATGATAACGATCAAGAAACCTGTCATAATCTTCGGTTTTTGCACGTCTTGTGTATTCTCCTATGTCACGCACAGCCCCACCGCTGAAAAAGTCACCCCTTGCAGCAGCGGCATTTTCCATTCCCCTCACGCCAGATTCAACTGCTTCTTTGTATCCTGGGCTTTCCCGGTAATCGCCTGGCCCTTCAGCCATTTTGTTTTTAAGACGTTCAAGAGACTCAGTACCAACATTAAGCCAAGGCTGCATTGTCTCTTTTGTCACTTCAAGGGAATCGTCTTGGTTCCCCATTAAATCATCACGACCTTGCTGATACATTTCCCTCTGGAAATCCATCATTTTATTGGCGGTATCTTTCCTTTCCTGCGTTGCTGCTTCAACTGCGGCCACACTTGCCTGTGCAGATTTTTTTTGCGCACGTTCTATTTTTTTTCTTTCACCAGCAGCCCGTTCTTGCTGCCGGTCAAAATTATATATTATCTGCTTTGCATCTGCCCTTTGTCTCATTCCAGTTGTTGTTGGAATACCACCAGACATTTGTAATCGTTCTTGAGCTTCATCGTATTGCTGTTGCGTTATTTTTGCTCTTGGATCAAGCATATTAAGTAACCTCGTAATAGGAAAACTTCATACTGATTGTGCTTACTGTTGAGCAAGCTATTTGAAGAGTGTCCCCTGGTAACATAACGTGATTAACGATAGACGACAAATCTATTGTTTCTCCAGCTGCAATTGTCTTTGTTTTTTCTATCATATTGGAGTTTCCTGCAGTACCACCACTTTCAACAAGATATGGTGTTATTGTTTCAGCACCGGCAGAATAATTCAATAGAGTCAACTTTGTTCCGATTGCTTTTGTATTGACTGGGCATGTGTAATATGTGGTTGCCCCAACTGGAGTTAATATTGTCCCTGTTAATGATTTTGGAGTTATCATAAATCCTCCTTCTTTTTATTAAAAATTAGCAAACATCAAATCGCCAATCCAGAAATTTTCTGTTTGTTTTTCAGTATCGCTGTTCATTACAGCTAATAGCTTGTCGTCTTCATCTTTTTTCTGCTCTATCTTTCGATCTGTAAGCAGCTTCTCTATTTCCAAAGTATTTATTGCCTGCCCGGGGTTACTCTCTGTAGCGGAAAAAGAATCTCCAGTCGAGACGTTTCCGCCTACTATTTGTGTGATTTGTTGGTTTATTATATCCTGGACACCGTTATCTTCAAGGCTCTGAAAATAGCCTATCCAGGCTACAGAAACATAACCATCATTTGTCAGAAACTTCTCATGTATTGGTAGCTTGTTAGCCATATTTAATAACCTACTTAGTGTTTAAATACCCACCCAAAATTGATATTTTTGAATTTACAGTTGTGGTCAATTCGTAAATCCGACTCCGTGAAGTGCCGAGCTTCCTAAATTCTGCTCTCTTACTATTTGCTCCAAGAGTTATCCCTGTTGAATATGTGTAACCATCATCATCAGACCATTTTAAGGTGCAAACAGGAACATAATCGCTCGAATCGTTTTCAAAGTCTACGATCAAAGACGAATGCGGTATCGGGTTGTAATTGTCGTGTATTATCTGAAATCTTCTTACACGCTCAATATCGTTACCATTATCCTGATATGTGTCCATGCTTACTTCCCAAAGTTTCCCGGTTGAATCATCACCTACAAGTAATCTCCCACCAAAATTTATCGCTGGTGACATTGGAGGGGAAGGAAAGGAGGGAGTTTCACCTATGAAGAAATGTGTTGTTCCATCCCAATTGGAGTTAGCTCCACGAGATACAAAGCCAGAAGCATAATACGATGAGATTTGAGTGAATTCATAGTACCTTGCATCTGGTAATAATAGTTGATTTTCTCCGTTTCTGCCAGTCCCATACAACACTGTGTCTTTTCTTGCTATAGTGTAGAATGAGCTTGCTTGTATTTGTGACACTGCTGTTAGTGATAATTCGGTCAACACATATCTATCTATTCCGTCTATCAGCCCAAGTTGGTTGCTATGATTATGCCCTGATCCATATAATGTACCTGATGAATTTTGAGCAAAAATTGTGTAATCACCGCTCCAAACATTTTCCCAATTTGTTTCTGTGCCAAACTTTGTGAGGGCAGAGTAACTATCAGTTGATGTTCCTGTCCCTATACATCCATGACCATTAACACCTACAACATGTAACTCGCCGCTACTATTTATTGCCAGTGTTGATCCAGGTGTTACGGTAATTTTTGACCAGTTAGTTGCGTTGGTTGATTCTTGTGTGAAGTAATAGCTGTCAGTGCTGCAACCACAGAATGTTGAATAACCGCTTCCCCATATTGTCCCATCTGTTTTTAATGCAGCAGAGAAATACTGGAAACTTCTTATATCTGCCCAATCTGTTCCTGCGCCTACCCTTGTCCACGTTGTAACTTCATTAGCGTGGCCAAGCCCAAGCTCGCCAGCAATATTGTATCCAACAACCCATAATTCACCTGAGGTTGTTATTGCGAAGGAGCTAAGATTTCCAATTGCTATCGTTGATATCCCCTTTCCCCTCAAGGCAACTATTTCTTCCCACTCACCTACAACTGTTGGAACGAACCCAAGAACGCTATGGTCACTATTACCACAACCCCAAACAGTACCATCACTTCTTGTTGCTATAGTTGTCTCTTGCCCGCAATATACAGTTTCCCATGTATCATTAGAACCAGCAAGCACAGGGGTATTTCTGTTGAGTGTGTCGCCATCACCTATCTGCCCCTTGTTTCCTATTCCTACACCATATAGTAAATCTGCCATACAAAATCCTATGCTGTATCCGGTCTATTCCATTCATGCCAATATCCGCTATTGATATTGAAACAGAATGTCCGGTTTGTTGTTGGAAAGCTTAATACGTAAAAAGTCTCGCCTTCAAGAGAGTACCCCCATCCTGTGCATGATGCTTTGTCTGTGAATGTTGATATCTGATATTCCATCCCTTCTTGAGAAATTCTTTCGTATTGCATTCCATTAGTTCTAACACATTCTCCGTCATTAGTCAACCAATATAGCCTACCTTCGATTGTTGCTATAGACGCTTGTGCTGCACATCCAACGTCTAAAACTCCGTTTGGCACTCGTGCCATTGGGAAGAAATCATCTGCGATTGGATACCATATTTCTGTTGATTCCGTTCCAAAAAACCACATGTTTTGAGTGGTTGTACCAAGACCAACAAGATTGTCTGAGTTTGACTCTGCTTTTTTTACTCTTGTGGCGTCCCAGTCGGTTACATCATATGCTCCTGAAATATAAACATCGGCAGTCCCAGGCTCAAAGATTATATAAAATCCATTCAAAAAAGCTACTCCGGCAGATGCCTGATATGCTGCAGCTGGAAATCCCTTTACGACTGTAGGTGCATCATAGGTTATATATCTTGGATAGTATGAACCATCAACAATCATCATCGACAAATAATTATCTGCTATTTGAACGTATGCGTCTGTGGTTGTTAAAACCTCACCTGTACATTGAGTAACTGTATCATCAGTCTCAATCATATAAACTCTATTTCCAAGAACAACATATAGGTTGTCCCTGAACATCCACATCCCTCTATTTCTTGCTTCATATCCGATATCGATTCCCTCTGATAACCCAGGAGTATGATACATTGCTATTTTATTTTTTGCGCCAGTATTATCTGTCACAGGGAATAAATTGACTGATTGTTGTGAGTTATTCCCTGTTGATCTTCCTTCATACGCTCCGCCTAATATTGGTATTTGCATATATATTCACCTATTCCTGTGCTTTCAAAAAGATGTATTACCTCTCCACTTTCATCATAAATTAACCGCCAAGATATCTCGCCAGAAAGTGTTTTTGAAAAAAGTTTGTCTTTTATAATTCTTGTCTCAACATTTGGTACTGCCATTATACCTTCTCCTATTCGTGTGTAACTGTCCATCCGTGTATATTAACAAGATCATCAATATCTGCCAGCCCTGCTGCTGATGGTGCAGCCATATTTGCTCCGCTTATATTTACTTCGCAAACTGCTGTTCTACCAGCATCAGCGGCATTGACAAGCAGGTCTGATAACATCTGGTCAATCTGAGTTTGGGAAGATATATTATTATTTAGAAGATTACAGGTTGTCATATTAACCTGAGTCTGTAAACTACCAGTAATACTTTCAATATTACTATAATAAAGATATAGAACCTTTAATTTTTCCCAAGGTTGGAAGTGAAAGTTTCCTGAAAAAGGATTTCCACCAAAATGAAGATACTCAATATATTCCCAAGGGAAGGTTGTGATGGCTCCAGAAAGATCATTCCAACCGAACCTTATATCTAATGCTTTTTTCCAAGATAGTGTCTTAATCTCTCCAGTTATATTTTGTGATTGAAAGAATAATTCCGTAACAGCATCCAAATCACTAATATATAAGCTATTGTCACCAATAGTCGTTACATTATCAGGGTTAGCTTTTGTATCTGTTGTACCATCACTCCATGTCCAAAGGATGTCAGGTGTTCCAGTAACATTGATATATGGTGTTAGTGAGGCTTCTGTATTTGTGAAATAAAATGTACCACCTACTTTCCACGGGTTTGATCGCCACACTTCAGTATCAAATGGATTAGAAATCCACGGATTTGACGCAAAATCGCTCATATGCTCCTCTGTTTATTCCCATGTCTCAATAGTTATCCGTGAACGTGGTGTTGTTTGCACGGTAACATTTGATGGCTTGTCTGGTATTTTGCCATCGTAAACTAAAATAGTGTCATTTGAAAAAAAACTTTCATTACCGCTCGTATCATATGCTGTAAGGTTAAAAATGTTGTCACCCTCAACAAGTTTTTCAATGACAATCTCTATGCTTCTTGTCGCTGGATCAGGAATGTCAACAAGAAGCTTTTTTGCAAGATAAACTTTGTACCCCGCAAGGTCTTCTTCTGTATTAGCCGTCCATGAAATACGGACACTCTTACTGACAATGTCGCCAGGAGCAGCATAGGTTTCCGCTGCAAAAAGAAAACAGACGATAGGAAGTAGGAATATTTTTTTCATTTAGTTTTAAACCTATTTCTTTAAACAAATGTTACAGTCTATAACTGTTATGTTCGTTGCATCTGTTATGTTTCTAACTTCCAACTTTACAGAGTCACCTGCGGCAATTAGTAACAGGCAAGAAATAGATTGGCTTCCGGTATCAGATGTCGAGAAACGCCTTTTTGTAGTGCTTTTTGCTTCTGTGGCATCTTCAACTGAAATGGCGTACTCGAAGTCTTTATTTACAGATACAGCGGATGAAGAGACAGACCCAACGAGTTGATATACTCCTGCTGCACTTGCGCCAGCCACTAAAGCACCAGATGAATACGTCCACCCATAAAGAAGTCCTGAAGAAAGATTTCCCACCTCCTCCCAAACGTTTATTGTATTTATAGTAGTTGCGATAGCATTGTTTGTCTGGTACATCTCTGCGTACTGGCTTGATGCCGCCGAACCGCTCGACCACGGGTCGTTTGTGATCGTCATTAGGTTATAGCCTCCTTCTTTATTATTACCTTGCAACTCTTCGCATTCCCAAGATCAACGGCTGTTAATGTTAAATCTCCTGTCGGGAACGGAATTGGAGGTAATGGCCAGTTATTTATCTGAACTGATGCGTCTGCAATAGTGTCGAGAGTTCCTACGAACAAGTCTATAGCTCCTGTGCTGTCGTCTTTTAGCGTTATTGTGCAGCTATTGTCCGGAGTTGTTACCGGAGAATAACTTAACCCAGTTATTTTATAATCCTCCATATCACTTATTGTTTCTGATGCATCACCGGCTGCGTCACTTGTTAATGTTATTTCAATTTCGTGTTTCTTTATTGCTACTGTCATTTTGTTTATCCTTTTCTTTTTATTTTAGCAAAGGGATTGTTGTTGAAACTGGTATATCCTTCACAACTTCCATTTTTTGTTTTGCGTTGTTTCCCTCTCCACAAATTAGTGTAACATTATACGTGCAACCTGTAAATAGCAAAATAGTTAACATTAAGGCATTTATTTTGGTCATAATACCTACCTATAAGTATTTACCGGCTGAAAGTAGACAGAGGTATTTTCCCTGTCATACGCCTTCAAATCCCAAAGAGATTCTTCAGCCATGTTTTTTAAATCATTATATTGTTGGAAATAA